AGTTATATTGATTATATGTTGTAGTTCTACTGGTCCATATATCCTTGTACCCAAATTGTACGTCATATTTTGTGTTAATAAGATCAAGGACTTTAGCTTTGTTATCATCACCCAAGATATCAATATTTGGATATGTGTCACGCAAATAATATATTTTTTCTATAGCTTGCTGAATAGATGAATCAGAAGTATCTCTCAAAGAGTATAGGCAGTATAAAAATTCAAATCTAGTGATATAGTCAAATTCCAAAAATATTTTCAAAATAGCACGATAAGGAAATAGGATTGTATTTCTATCTTTGTTGTAACAGTAGCTTTTTAACAGTTGTTCTTTTACAATTGATGTATATTGATTGTCATCCCGTAACAATTCTTTTCCTATAGGAGTAACACTATATAATTTATCGTTTTTTTGTATTACACCCATACGTACAGCATGAGATACATTATTGTGATTGAACTTAAGTTTGGTACCATCAAGTTTATCAGCAGTAGAAGGAAATTTATGGAGGGTTGGCATAACTAAGCTATCTTTATATGCTTCCAAGGTATAATCACCAATAGAAACAAACACTCTTTTAACATCACTTTTTCTTGCTTTGGATTCTGTCCAATCAGTTGTACCGCAGCTAGAAATCGTTGGGTTTTTATTTACTTCAGCGATTCTTAATTGCAAAGAATTTTCAAAATCATTTATTCCAAGTTTAGAAAATGGAAGCATCATTATTTTAGAATTTAGCCTATTAGTACCAGATTTCGTTGTACCTGTAGCAGCAGAAAAATTGATTTCATCTATAATATCAGCAAGGACTTTATCCTGCGAACGTAGAGCTTGAATGACATTATGAAGAGTATCAAAGTTTGAAGGTTTAATATGGCTAAATATTGATGCACCACTAGGTATAATCAAAGGAATAATAATGTACGAGCAGTGAGAAGTTTTTGATTCAGACTTTCGTAATGCACGACCAACTGCTTGAACAATATCTATCATAGAGTTTTTAGGGTCAACAAAATATACCGCATCAATTGCAGGGACATCTACACCTTCAGTAAGACACTTGGCATTAGAAATAACACCGCGCTCACTTTTTTCAAATTGAGATAATAATTTTCTGCGAAAACCAGCTGACATTGAGCCGTTAATATGTCCAGTATATAGAGTTGAATTTTGTATTGATGGCATTATGTCATCAATTACATTTTCAAGTGGAAGCATACTAGAGTTGCCGCAAATAAATGATTTTGCGTTTTTGACATAAGCATGGTAAGTTATTATTTTTTTTGCATCTAATTCTTTAATAACTTTGCCAACGAGCACTTGTTTTAACAGTGTATCAATATTTGTGTCTGCTGATTTGTCCCCTAATTCTGTTAATACATATTTTCTTGATTTAACAAGATCTGCAATATCCTGTTCATTAATGGTACAAACAACAATTTTATAATCGCAAATAATATTTTGTTCAATAGCTTCACCAAAGTTTAGAGAAGTAAATGTTGGGCCGTATAGAGATACGTCATCCATTGAAAAAATTACATTCTCCGATTCTTCAACTGAGGCTTTAATTCTAGGTGAAACGAGACGCTCAGTGGCAGTCATAAATAATCGTTTTTTAATTGGAATATACTCATCTTTTAAACCGTACACAAACATTTTAGAATCTTTAGTTCCAGCCGTTCTATGGCTCTCATCGAAAATTGCAAGATCAAATGAAAAATCGGATAATTCATTGATTGCATTTACGATGGCGTCTAAAGAATGATAAGTAACAAAAAGTATTTTCTTAGCAACATTATCAGAAGTAAGAAAACTTTTAATTTCATTTGGATTTGTGGTAACAGGAAAATCAACATCAGAAGATGCAAGAGAAAGCTTATCTTCATCAATTGTATTTACAACGGTTGAGTCACTACAAATACATAAGAAATCAAAAGCTTCATTTCTATTTTCTATCCAAGATTCTAGAGTTTGTTTAATTAAAGCTAGACTAGGAACAATATAAAGTACGGTAGTTGCAGATAAATTTTCTTGTAACCATAAAGCAGTTAATGTTTTACCGACACCACAAGCTGCAATCATTTTACCCCTATCATTGGTGTTAAAACCATCGCAGATTTCCTCTAGCATTTTTTTTTGATAAGGGCGTGGAGTGTATTTGATAGTTGGTGCAAGAGAAATGCCGTTAAAATAATTATAAAAATTTTTAAAAAAATTGCTATCTAGTGAAATAAAAGAATCAATCAAAAGGGACATTTGATTTTTTTTCTTATCTGCAACCTTAGGTAAGTTTTCACAGTTGGCAATTATTAATCGCATATCAGCATATTCCGACTCTGCCCAAAAAGTTGATAATTCTTGTGCAGTAGGAATGGCTCTATTACTTCTAAATTTTACTTGGTATGCAATAATTCTTCCATCTTTTCTAATAATAACTCCATCGACACCATTATCTTTTTTTTCTAATTTTAACTGCGTTCTAATTGCTTCAGGAATTTCATCCTCCATATATATTTCTTGTATATTGAAGTAGTCAGAGTGTTGTTTTAGATAGAAATAAGCAAAATGTTCCATTGCATCACCTTTTTCAGTGGTTTCTACAATTTTTTCAATGCTCCTTTCTAATTCCTCAAAGCAGTTATAATGATTTTTTAGTACAGGACTTATTTTTTTCATAAGGATATTCCTCCAATCCATAATATGGATTTATTATATCACGTGGAAAAATATATGTATATAGCAATTTTAAAAAAAAATGAAAAAAATGATGTGCGTGAAAATATAGATCGAGAGATAAGAAATATGGATTTTATTTTGCTACAACAGACACTTTTAATGTACGCCCAGGTGATAGCGAAAGTAGTGAGTTTTATTAGTTAACAAAAGAAGAGATAATTTCAAACGAAAATATTAAACCACATATAAGAATGTTGGCGTTGAGAGCCTTAGAAATTTTAAGTTAAAACAGTATTCAAACTAATAAGATTTATAATCTGAAATAGTTGATAAACATTAACCCCTTACATAAATGAAAAAGTTGTAAGGGATTTTTTTATACTATAAATATTGTAATATCTACATTAGCGAGTGTAGGCTGGAGGGTAATCTATATCCAGGATGGAGCTCTGTATCTAGTGCACGTATTATACCAAATACAGCAAGTAAAAGAGAGATAAAGCTCAAGTAACCTAAGCTTTTGATATAAGATATTAGATAAATTTATATTTGATTAAACATTTTATAATTGGATATAATCCATCATGAGGTGAGTATAAATGAATATTAATCAAAGAATATTAAATGCTTATAATTTATCAAAAATGAATATTGATATAGTAGAAATTTTAGAAGAAATAGAAATAGATTTGGTAAAGACAGATGATTTGACTTTAGAAGCTTTTGAAGTATATGATATGCTAAAATATAAATATGACAAGCAATATAGAGCAGCTGTTGATAGAGTAGCTAAATATTTATAGATAATTTACTCTCTTATAAAATTTGAAAGACTATACAAATAATCTCAATAATAGTATATAATATGTATGCGAACATACATTCTTGCTAAATTGAGGTGGAAAGTATGAAAAAAACTATGGAGGAGTTAAGAGAAGAACTACACATAATGCTGGATTCTAATGAATGTAGCTATGAAGAGATATTAAACATGATCCAAGAACTAGACAAGCTTATTGCTGATTATTATAATTCAAAATTATTAGACTAGGTATATTTAAAAGTATCTGGTGTTTTTCGTATTGAAATATTTTTTATTTATAATTAAGTTGCACAATATGATTATATGGCTAACTAAGTAAAGTAGACAGAATTGTACTTTGATAATTGAATAATGCGGTATTTATAAGTATTTGCAATGGAGCCGAAATGTGATGTAATAGTACAAAACATATAGTATAATTTCCTTATAAGTTAAATTTAACTATAATTTGCTTGTAGATGCTTTGCAATAAATATATTTTAAATAATTATGATTGGAGGAATATATTTAAATGGAGAATAAAAGAAATAAATTAATTTTGTATAAATATATTTCATTTGCAAAATTTATAGATTTAGTTGAACTCGAACGATTATATTTAACAAATATTAAATTATGGGATGATACCCATGAGGGCGCAGTTCTCGTGGAAAACTTTGGATATGGCATGTCTGATTGGACACTAAAATTAATGGGCGATAAATTAAAAAAAAGTATAATAGATAATTTTAAGAATTGCAGTTATGCTCAGTCGTGGACAGATAACAAATTTGAAACAGATGCCTTATAGTACTGACAAATTAGGAGTAAGAATTGCGGTAAATCTAAGTGATGTTGAAATGCAAATTAATAAAAGATTAGAGAATATAAAAGATTCCCTTAAAGCTGAGCATTATAAAGTTGATTATGACAATAAGTACAACCCTGAAAATTGGAAAATGTCAGATGGAATTGGATTTGAGGTCGGAAATGATATATTAAAATTTAAACGTAAAGCTTTTAAGCATGAAGATGAATATAGATTCTCAACAACTATTCCGATTGATGTAATAGTTCCAAAATCGCAACAACCATTAAGTAACACAGATAGCTTAGTTGATTTTTTAGACAATCTTCATTATCCAAAAGTTATATATTATGAATTACCAGTTTCAATGATAAAGGAAATTATATTAGATCCAAGAGCATCGCAAAACAATACAGAAATGTTTATTGCATATTGTAATAATAGAGGATTTATAGAAAAAAATATAGACTTTAGAAAATCTGATTTATATAATCCACCATTAAATAAATATTATTTATGGTTAATATTTGTAATCTTTAAAATGCCGTATTATTCAAAAGAATTCTACGGTGTTTTTTTGTTTCTCAATTCAAAGATATAGTGAAGAAAGGTATAAAAACAATTACATTATAGTTATACCGCCCACATTTAAATTTATAGATCCAAATTAAATTTATATCTAACAAGTTTTTCTGGTACGCATAGGCACCTGCTAATTTGTTCAACATTTAGCTGGGAAAACTCTTTAGAATCAAGGTTATCCTCTATTAATAGCTCAGCTGCAAATCTATCTGCTTCAATCTCGTATTTATTTTTAATTTGAAGTTTATTTTCAATAAAAAAGCCTATAGACATATTTGTATGTAGAATAGCATGCCCTAACTCATGAGCACAAATATATCTTCTTTCTTCTTCAGATAATCTTGTGTTTATATGAATTATTTCATAACCGTCAGGAGTTCTCTGAAAGAAACCCTTTATTTCATCTCCCAAATCATTAAGCATGCTTTCAATATCTAAGCAATTACATAATTCAAAGGGATCTCTAGTCATATATAAATCGATGACACCTTCTACAATATCTCTTATCATTGATACCCAACCTCCAAACCGTAAAATTCAAATGAACTATTTATTGTTCTTCTCCTTTTTCTGCATTTGTTCTGCATACTGTAGGCCAAGTTTAATAGCATTTGCTAAAGATATTTTACTTTCATCTGATAATAGTTCACCATTTAGCATCAGGCCAGGTTGAGATAGTATTAAATCCATAGCAGATTTAGCATCTAAAATTTCGGAACGATTAACTGATATATAATCATTAGTATTCTCAGCTACATAAGAATCAGGATAATTATGATCACTTTCATCTAAATAACCATTAATCTTTTCTTGTTCTTTAAAATGGTCATACATTGGTTTAATTGTATCTAAGTCTAAATCTTTATCGATGTCTATAAAAGGATAATCTTTAGCAGCTTTAACATTAGATATTACGTAAGCTGAAAATTCTTCTATTTCTTCATTAGACATATCAGGATAAGCGCTAATTATAATTCTTTTTAGAGTATCGGCTTCTGTACTACCAAAGAAACTAAAAGGTACTTCACATGCTTCAGCAATTCTGCTAAGAACTCTAAATGTTGGATATGTCCTTCCAGATTCTATATCACCAATATAACCTTGAGATTTATTTATATCATTAGCAAGCATCACCTGAGTATATTTTTTACTTATCTTCTCAGATTTAAGTTTACGTGCTTCTTTTACTAATTTTCCAAGTTCCTCTTTAGAAAGTATCATTTTTATCACTCCAAAAATATTTTAACGTAAATTATTTATATATATAGTACGTCATAAGTAAATTATAACGTTAAATACGATATTATGTCAATATATATGAGCAAAATAGAGATAATATAATAAATTATGGTAATAGATAAGAATAGAAACGATATATGCGTTATTTAAATCTTTGCATAAGAAAATAATATTGTTTATACTAAAAATATCGAAATAAACGTTAAGAAAGAAGGAGGATTATGTTAGAAGATATATTTATTAAATTACCTTGGTACAAGAAGATACAAGTATTAAGAGTAGTAAATGGATGGAATCAAATAGAAGCAGCCAATAAATGTTTAACACATCAAAAAGTGTACTGGCTGTGGGAGAAAGGCAAAAAATATCCCAGGTTAGCTAGTAGGAAAGCAATAGCAGACGCTTATGGAGTAAAAATAAAAGATATATTTTCTCCTTATGATGAAATTATTACTGTTTCATAAGAAAAAAGATAGCTAAAGGCATATATATGTATATTCACAAAATAAGTTTTCAAGAAGAATACAAATTAAATAAGAGGTGCAAAGCATGGATATTAATTTAAAAATTAAATTAGAATCACCACAGATCATTGAAGCTTTATTAGCTTTAGCGGAAGAAATATCAAAATCACAATTAGGTGATGTTTCTCCAGTAAAAGAAGGTCAAGCTTCTAAAGCTAAGATTACAGATAATAAAATTGAAAGTAAAAAAGAAGAAATTAAAAAGGAAAAGGTCAAAACTGTAACTTTAGAAGAGGTCAGAGCAAAGCTTGTTTCACTAAGTCAAGCTGGTAAGCAACCAGAAGTTAAAGCTCTTATTGTGAAATATGGTGGAAATAAATTAACAGATCTTGACCAAACTTGTTACGAAGAACTTCTTAAGGAAGCAGAGGTACTTTAATGGGGGAGCATGCCTTATTATCAGCAAGTTCTGCACATAGGTGGATACATTGTACGCCGTCAGCAAGATTAGAAGAAAGGTTTGAAAATAAAAGCAGCACTTTTTCAGAGGAAGGAACATTCATGCATGAAATGGGGGAATTAAAACTTAGAAGATACCTTGGCGAGATAAAAGAAAGCATATATAAGAAAAAGATAAAGGAACTACAAGCTAACCAGTTTTTTAACTCTGATATAGAGGAAGCTGTAGAAATTTATGTTACTTTTGCAAGGGAGTTAATTGAAGAAACTAAGAAGAATTGCAAAGATCCAATAATCCTTCTTGAGCAAAGACTAGACTTTTCAAATTACGTAGAAAACGGCTTCGGAACTGGTGACCTTATAGTGGTGTCAGATGGAATTCTTCATGTAGTAGATCTAAAAGGGGGACAGGGTGTAAAAGTTTCATCAGAAAAAAATCCACAGATGCAGCTTTACGCATTAGGATCATTATCATTGTTTAATTGCTTATATAATATACACACAATTAGTATGAGTATTTGCCAGCCGCGTCTTGAGAATATCTCTACCTACGAAATATCAGTGGAGGAACTATTAGATTGGGCAGAAAATGTTTTGAAACCTGCAGCAAAGCTTGCTTGGAATGGAGAAGGAAAATTTTGGCCTAGTGAATATACGTGTAAATTTTGCAGAGCCAAATATACATGTAAGGCTAGAGCTGAAAAAAATCTAGAAATAGCAAAATTTGAATTTAGACAAGCATCCTCACTTACAAAGGATGAAATTATAGAAATACTAGCAAGAGCAGATGAAATTGCTGCTTGGTGTAAGGATATATGGTCTTGGGCAGAGGCTAGAGCAATTGAAGGTGAGAAATTTGATGGATACAAAGTAGTTCAAGGCAGGAGCATTAGAACTTACGGTAATGAAAAAGATGTAATTGCAAAGCTTACTGAAGCTGGGTATTCAGAAGAGAAAATCTTCTCAAAAAGTCTTAAGGGAATAACAGCCCTTGAAAAAACTCTTGGTAAAAAAGTATTCTTACAGATACTTGAGGGGCTTATTATTAAACCTCAAGGTAAACCTACTTTAGTTCCTATTACAGATAAAAGAGAAGCAATTAAATTAAATAATACGGCAGAAGTCGATTTTAAGGAGGATTTTTAATTATGGATAATAACAATAAAACTAAGGTAATCACAGGAAAGGTTCGTTTCTCATATGCAAATGTATGGGAGCCTAAATCAATAAATGATGGAGATGAAAAGTACAGTGTTTCTCTTATCATTCCAAAGTCTGATACAAAGACAATTGCTGAAATAAAGGCAGCAATTGAAGCTGCAAAGCAAGAAGGCAAGGCAAAGTTTGGTGGTAAAATTCCAGCAAATCTAAAACTCCCACTTCGTGATGGAGATGTCGATCGTCCAGATGACGAGGCTTACAAAAAGAGCTACTTTGTTAATGCCAACAGTAAGGATAAACCTCAAATTGTTGATAAGAATGTTAAGCCTATCTTAGACCAAAGTGAAGTTTATAGTGGCTGCTATGGTAGAGCAAGTATTACATTCTATGCCTTTAATCAAAACGGTAATAAAGGAGTAGCTTGCGGTCTTGGAAATCTGCAAAAGCTTGCTGATGGAGAGCCACTAAGTGGACGTAGCAGAGCTGAATATGATTTCTCATCTGCTGAAGATGAAGACTTTTTAAGCTAAGGTGGTTAGGTGTATGCGAATTTTAGCTATAGATATTGAGACATTTTCAGAGGTGGATTTACAAAAAAGTGGTGTATACGCATACACCGCTTCACCACATTTTGAAATACTTTTATTTGCCTATGCATTTGATGATGAGGAGGTACAAATTGTTGATCTAGCTAATGGAGAAAAATTACCTAATGAAATTATAACAGCGATTATAGATGATAGTATTATTAAAACTGCTTTTAATGCACAGTTTGAAAGAACCTGTTTATCTAAGCATTTTAATAAAAAATTATCTCCTAAGTCATGGCAATGTACAGCAGTTCAATCAGCTAGTTTAGGGTTACCTCTATCTTTAGATGGAGTGGCACAGGTTTTAGGAATAACAGAGCAAAAGATTAAGGAAGGCAAGGAATTAATCAGATATTTTTCTATTCCTTGTAAGCCTACAAAATCTAATGGAGAGCGTACTAGAAACCTTCCGCATCATGCCTTAGATAAATGGAAAACTTTTAAAACTTACTGCAAACGAGATGTTGAAGTAGAAAGAGCAATTCGTAAAAAGATTGGAAAATATCCTATAAGTGAAAATGAACAAAGAAATTATATATTAGATCAAGAAATTAATGACAGAGGTGTATCTGTAGATTTAGAACTAGTGGCTAAGGCTATAAAAAGTGATAGGCTGCACAAAGAAGATACCTTTACCCAGGCACAAAGGTTAACAGGAATTGATAATCCAAATTCCGTGGAACAACTCAAGCAGTGGTTAATAGAAAATGGTGTGGAGGTAGATACTTTATCTAAAAAGGCTGTAGCTGATTTAGTTAAAGTATCTGATGGTAAAGTGAAAAAACTTTTAGATTTAAGATTGCAGCTTGCTAAAACTTCTATTAAAAAATATGAAGCCATAGAACGTTCAGTATGCCCAGATGAAAGAGTAAGAGGACTACTTCAATTCTATGGAGCTAATAGAACAGGACGATGGGCAGGAAGGCTCGTGCAGGTGCAGAATCTACCTCAAAATCATTTGAAAGATTTAACACTTGCTCGTAACTTAGTTAAAAAAGGAGACTTCAATACCTTAGAACTTTTATTTGAAAGTGTTCCACATGTTCTATCAGAACTTATTAGAACAGCTTTTATTCCAAAGGTTAACCATAGGTTTATAGTGGCTGACTTCTCGGCTATTGAAGCTAGAGTTATAGCCTGGCTTGCAGGTGAAAAGTGGAGAATGGATGTGTTTGCAACTCACGGTAAAATCTATGAAGCTAGTGCTAGTCAAATGTTTAAAGTTCCTATTGAAGAAATTACGAAAACTTCACCACTAAGACAAAAAGGAAAAATATCAGAATTGGCCCTTGGTTATGGGGGTTCAGTTGGAGCACTTACAGCTATGGGTGCTCTTGATATGGGAGTAGCAGAGGAAGAATTTCAAGGGTTAGTTACTTCTTGGAGACAGGCAAATCCTAATATTACAAGACTCTGGTGGGATATTGATAAAGCTGCAATTAAGGCAGTAAAGGAGAGAACTTTTGTAGAAGTAGGAAAAATAAAAATTCACTATGAAAGTGGCATAATGTTTATTACTTTACCGTCAGGAAGAAAACTTTCCTATATTAAGCCAAGAATTGAAACTAATAAATTTGGAAGAGATGCAATCACTTACGAAGGCATTGGTGTAGCTAAAAAGTGGGAGAGAATAGATACCTATGGTCCGAAGCTTGTAGAAAATATTGTACAAGCTACTGCTCGTGATTTGTTAGCAGAAGCTATGCTTAGAGTGAATAATGATAAAGGCTATGAGATAGTTATGCATGTGCATGATGAAATAATTGTAGAGACTAATAAAGGACCAGAGGCGTTAAAAGAGGTTTGTGATATTATGGCTATTTCCACAGCTTGGGCAGAGGGTTTACCTCTTCGTGCAGATGGATTTGAATGTGAATATTACAAAAAAGACTGATGATAAGTAAGAATATTAAATAGAAGAATAGTAAAGATACATGGAGGTGATGATTCTTATGCAAATTGCAGTAGCAAACTCAAGAAAAGATAAGGTTTGGAAAAACATTGAGATTTCTTGGAATGAATTTTTAACTAAGGCAAGCAGCACTCATAGGACAGCTGAGAGTGCTATTGAATATAAGAAATTACCAAAGCCCAAGCAGGATAATGTTAAAGATGTAGGTGGATTCGTTGGTGGAAGACTTAAAAATGGTAAACGCAAAACAGGTTTTGTTGAATACCGTTCTATGCTTACACTTGATATGGATTATGCTGCCAAAGATATTTGGGGTCAAATAACTATATTTTATGATTTTACATGCTGTATTTATTCTACTCATAAACACACTTCTGAAAAACCAAGACTCAGATTAATTATTCCTTTATCAAGAAATGTTACAGCAGATGAGTATACGGCAGTAGGCAGAATGGTTGCTTCAGATATAGGGATAGAGCAGTTTGATGATACTACCTATGAACCTACAAGATTAATGTATTGGCCATCAACCTCCAGTGATGGCGAGTTTGTTTTTGAAAAGCAGAATGGTAGTCTTTTAGATCCTAACAAGGTTCTTTCAAGATATAAGGATTGGCATGACAGCAGTCAATGGCCTGTATCTTCTAGGCAGACAAATATTGTAAAACACAGTATTTCTAAGCAAGCAGATCCTCTAGAAAAAGATGGGCTGATAGGAGTATTTTGTAGAACTTACACCATTGAAGATGCTATTGATAAATTTTTACCTGATGTTTATAAGCCAAGCTTACTTGAAGGTAGGTATGATTATATCCCTGCTGATTCAACTGCTGGTGTTCTTATTTATGATGATAAGTTTGCCTTTTCTCACCATGCTACAGATCCAGCTTCCAGTAAATTATGTAATGCTTTTGATTTAGTAAGGATTCATAAATTTGGAGAGTTTGATAATAAAGCAGATGGAGATACTTTAACTTCTAAACTACCATCTTTCAAGGCAATGCAGGAATTATGTACTACTGATGAAAAGGTTAAAAAACATCTAGCACAGGAGAGAATAGAACAAGCAAGCAGTGAATTTACAATATTAGATGAAAACTGGCAGGAAAAGCTTACTATAAATAAAAATGGACAGATAAGAGATGATCTGCAAAATTTAGTTCTAATTATGCAAAATGATGAGAATTTAAAAAGTATAGCTTACAATCAGCATCGTGATGGCATTGAAGCTAAGGGTAGTCTACCTTGGAAGCAGATAAAAAGTGGTTGGAATGATTCTGATATGTCAGCACTAAAAGTATATTTTGATAAAGTATATGGCGTGTGGTCACCTACTAAATTAAAAGAAGCCTTGATAGCAGTTGCAGCGGAGAGAGCTTATCATCCAATAAAGGAGTACTTAAATGGACTTCCAGAGTGGGATAAATTAGAGCGCTTGGATAAGCTATTAATTGATTATTTAGGAGCAGAAGATAATGAATACTCAAGAGCTGTAATAAGAAAAACACTTGTAGCAGCAGTAGCTAGAATTTATGAGCCAGGCACTAAGTTTGATAGTGTTTTAATACTTAATGGTCCACAAGGTATAGGGAAAAGTACTTTCTTTTCTAGACTAGGAACAAAGTGGTTTTCAGATAGTTTAACTATAACTGATATGAGAGATAAGGCAGCTGCTGAAAAGCTGCAAGGCTATTGGCTACTTGAACTTGGGGAACTGGCTGGAATAAAGAAAACTGATGTAGAAACTGTAAAATCTTTTGTCTCAAGAACTGATGATAAATATCGTGCTAGTTATGGAGTTAATGTTGAAAGCCATCCGAGGCAATGTGTAATAGTAGGTAGCACTAATAGTGAAAGTGGGTTTTTAAGAGATATAACAGGAAACCGTAGATTTTGGCCCGTTAGAGTTAGTGGCAGCAGCACAAAAAAAGCATGGGATTTAAAAGACATAGATCAGATTTGGGTAGAAGCACTGTATATTTATAGAAAGGGTGAAGATTTATTTTTAAAAGGTAATGAAGCACAAATAGCGGTATCACAGCAGGCAGAAGCTATGGAAACAGATGATCGTGAGGGATTAGTTCGTGAATACCTTGAAAAACTCTTACCGAAAAATTGGAACACTATAGCTCTTTATGAGCGCAGAAATTTCTTGGGTGGTGGAGATTTTGGCACAGCAGAAGTTGGAACTGAAAAACGAAAGCTTGTTTGTCCTATGGAAATTTGGTGTGAATGTTTTGGAAGAGATTCTGCTAGTCTTAAAAAGTCAGATTCTTATGAGATCACGTCTATTTTAGCTAGAATTGAAAATTGGAAGCCTTATGATGGGACAAAAAGTGGTACTACAAGATTTCCAATTTATAATAAGCAAAGGGCTTTTATGAGAGTTGAAAAGGAGTGACTAAAATAAAGCTTGTTCCAATATCAGCAGGAACGAAGGGAATGAGCCGTTAGGTTGTACCGAGGTAATGTTCCAGTAAAGAAGTTAGATTTTAAGCCAGTTTAGGCTATGTAATGGAACAATGGAACAAGAAAATCTCTTTTGAGATAAATAAGTAATAATAAGTAGTGAATATGTACCTATATAGGTGTATACACACGTGAGGAGTTTTTTAATCTTTTGTTCCAATACTTGTTCCACCTATTTTGAAAGGAGATTTTAAAATGAATTGTGTAATCGAAGATATATTAAAAGACGATTTTGTTGAATATTCAAAGGTATATGAACTAGCAAAAATTAAAGGTATGTCCAAAAAGGAAGTTAGAGAAGTAAAAAAAAGAATAGGGATCAAAACAATTTGTGTTGTAAATGGAGATGAAAGATTGTGGCTATGGTATATTCCGAAAAATGTCTGGAACAGACACTCTCCAATGAAGTAAAAAAACGTGGAGGGTTAGCATTAAAGTTTATATCTCCTGGAATGTCAGGTGTTCCTGATAGATTAATACTAATGAATACTGGAAGGCTTGCTTTTATAGAGATTAAGGCTAATGGAAAGAAAATGAGACCACTTCAAATGAAGAGAAAAAGGCAATTAGAATTATTAGGATTTTTAGTTTATTGCATAGATAGTAAGGAACAGATTGGAGGTGTGCTTAATGAAATATGTGCCACATGAATATCAAAAATATGCTGAAGAATTTATCATAAATCATCCTGATTGTGCATTAATGCTGGATATGGGACTTGGGAAAACAGTAATAACTTTAACGTCTATAGCTAGATTACTATTTGATTATTTTGAGTTTTCAAAAGTACTTGTAATAGCTCCACTTAGAGTAGCACAGGATACTTGGAGCAAAGAGTGTGAAAAATGGGAACATCTAAAGGAACTCAGACTTTCTAAGATTTTAGGCACTGAGAAAGAGAGAAGAATGGCTGTAATTAAAAAAGCAGATATTTATATAATTAATCGTGAAAATGTAGAGTGGCTTTGTGAAAACTATAAATTTGATTTTGATATGGTAGTTATAGATGAATTATCAAGCTTCAAGTCACCTACAGCTAAAAGGTTTAAGGCTCTTAGAAAAGTTAGACCTTATGTAAAAAGGATAGTTGGTCTTACAGGTACACCAGCACCAAACAGCTTAATGGATCTTTGGAGTCAGATAAATTTAATTGATATGGGACAAAGGTTAGGAAGGTTCATAACTAATTATAGAAATGAGTACTTTGTGCCTGATAAAAGAAATCAACAAATAATCTTCAGCTATAAACCAAGAGAAGGAGTAGAAGAACAAATATATAATAAAATTTCTGATATATGTGTCAGCATGAAAGCTTGTGATTATTTGAAGATGCCAGAGAGAATTGATAATGTAGTTGAAGTTCAGTTGGCTGAAAAAGAACAGAACCTATATAAAAAATTAGAAAGTGAAATGCTACTTCCTTTTGCCGATGGAGATATTGATGCTGTAAATGCAGCTGCTCTTTCAAATAAATTACTTCAAATGGCCAATGGTGCTGTCTATGATGAATTTAAAGTAGTAAAAAACATTCACAATAAAAAGCTTGATGCACTAGAAGATTTAATTGAAGCTGCTAATGAAAAGCCCGTACTTATCTTTTATGCTTACAAGCATGATAAAGAAAGAATATCTGAAAGATTTAATATAACTGAGATATTGACAAGTGAAGATATTTCTAAATGGAATAAAGGAATAATTAAAATAGCAATTGCACATCCGGCATCTACTGGCCATGGACTTAATCTTCAAGCAGGAGGTTCAACAGTTATATGGTTTGGACTTACCTGGAGCCTAGAACTCTACCAGCAAGCTAATGCTAGACTTTGGAGGCAGGGGCAAAAGGAAACAGTAGTTATTCATCATATTGTTTCTAAAGGAACTATTGATGAGCAGGTTATGACTGCACTACAGGAAAAAAGGGTAGGACAAGATGATTTAATAAATGCAGTTAAGGCAAGAGTTGGAGGTGCTTAGTGTGACTACGCAGGAATTATCTCAATTATATTATCTTAATAGAGAAATAGAACATTTAAAAACTAGAATTGAAGAGCTAGAGTGCATTGCCACATCTTCAACTTCAAGGATAACAGGTATGCCGCACACTACTGATATTTCAGATAAGGTTGGTAAATATGCATCTGAGATTGCAGATCTTAAGGAACTACTAGATTTAAATCTGAAGAAGTGTTTTTATGAACTTAATAGACTTAACAGATATATATCCAGTATTCAGGATAGTGAGATAAGACTGATTATTACACTAAGATATATAAACGGTCTCAGCTGGAGGCAAATTGCTTTTAGTATCGGTGGTGGAAATACTGAAGATGGTGTTAAGAAAATTGTCTATAGATATTTAAAGAAAAATGTTTATAACTAAAAGTTGTCCCTTTTGTCCCGTTTATACCTGATACAATAGTATTATAGAAAATATAGATTAAAGCATCTGCTGTGAAAATAGTGGATGCTTTTTATTTTGGAGGAATTAAGATGGCTATTCATAAATGTAAAAATTGTCTTTGGGGAAATAAGGTTAATAAAGAAGTTGTATTTTGTATGTTCCCAAGTTGTATAAGGAAAAAGGAAAAGGTTGATGTTAAAATTAAAAGAAATATATAAACTTTGTTACGGGTTTGAAAAAGATGAAAGAAAAATAGCTATCAAAAAACTTATTAAAAAAGGTTATAGTGAGAAAATTTCTATAAAATACTATAACATTTGAAGAAAACACTATGTTACTACTGTTATCAACATCTCTTAGGAGGATTGATATCTATGCCAAGAAAACCAAGAAAGCCCTGTAAACATCATGGCTGTCCAAAACTTACAGAAGGAAACTATTGCGAAGATCATGCAAAGCTTTATGTTAATGAAAGAGGCAGTGCAGCAAGTAGAGGTTACGATAGTAAATGGAGAACAGCTAGAAACAGATTCTTAAAAGCTAATCCTTTGTGTGTTAGATGTAAGGAACAAGGGAAGCTCACCAAAGCAACTGTTGTTGACCACATTAAATCACACCGAGGAGATAAAGTTTTGTTCTGGGAAGAGAGCAATTGGCAATCACTTTGCAAGAGTTGTCATGATAAGAAGACAATGACGGAAGATAGGTATCAGGAATATAAATTCTAAATTGTTGTGTATAAGCTACATTGAAATAGTGATTTTTTACATCTATAATTGAAATATCAAGAAAAAGGTGGTGTTCAATTTGGATAGTAATAAGGCTATAGAATTTTTTGTGGAAACAGGAGCAGAAATAAGTGGTGCTGTAGCAGGAGCAATTATTGGTGGAGCGGTAGCTGGACCATCTGGATCAATAGCAGGTGCAGTAGGTGGTACAGCTATAGAAAAAGTAATTTCTAAAATTGGAACAGAGATTAAAGAAAGAGTTTTATCCAAAAGAGAGAATAAAAAAATAGGTGCAACAGTAACTTTTACATTACTAAAAATCAAAGAAAAATTGGATAGTGGGAAGCAACTTAGAGATGATAACTTTTTCAAAGAAGATATTACGGGACGTTCCTCCGCAGATGAGATAACAGAGGGTGTTTTGTTTGCTGCACAGAAGGAACATGAAGAGAAAAAATTAACGTATTATGGAAACCTATTAGCCAACATTGCCTTTGATAAAACAATTACAAAAGAATTAGCAAATCAATTAATATCTGTTGCAGATAGACTTACTTATCAGCAATTAAAATTATTAAATCTGTTTGTTATAAATCAATTATCTCCAATGTCAATTTTAAAACAAGGAAGTTATACGACTGCAAATGGTTATGAGTTAATTTCTGTTTTACAAGATATATATGATCTCTATAGAATAGGATTATTAAATGGTAATGGAAATGTTATTCTTGAAATGGGTTATATAAATCCATCACAGATTAAGGTACAAGGTACAGGGGCACTACTATACAACTTAATGGAATTATCTAAAATACCTTTTGATGAGATGGAAGGTCTAATTAATATGCTGAAATAAGTAGGCAGGGGGTATCAAATCTCTAAAGAGGACAAGCAAATGACCGCTGCCCCCTCTCGCGTGAATTTTCGCAGAATTAAGTAAGGGGGGTACTATAAAATCGCATAATAGAAAGTTCAAATTAAGTAGCTACAATGGTTTGTGGTTGCTTTTTTATTGCGTAAAAATTTATTGAAAGGAGTAGAGCTTAATTGACTGGTGATGAAAAAGAAAAAATAAAAGAATTAAGATTAAAAGGTATTGGATATAAGGGAATTGCAAGTATTTTAGGATTATCTAGAGATAGTGTTAGAGGATTTTGTAAGCGTAATGGTTTAGACGGCAGCTCCTGTGTTGTTGCTCTTAATGTTGAAGAAAAATTAAAAAGAAATCTGCTTTGCGCTTGTTGTGGAAAGCCAATTAAACAAAAATACCAAGGTAGAACTAGAAGATTTTGCTCCGATGAATGTAGAAGAAAATGGTGGAATGAAAATCAAGATAAAAGAAATAAAAGTGAAGTTGCAACTTATAAATATATCTGCCCACATTGCGGCAGGGGATTTAGTGCTTATGGAAATAAGAAAAGAAAATATTGCAGCCATGACTGTTACATAAAAGATAGGTTCTGGAGGGAAGAGAATGGAATTTAAAAAATTATCGATAGATTCACTTATCCCGGCTGAATATAATCCAAGGAAAAAGTTAAAGCCGGGGGACAGCGAGTTTGAAAAAATAAAAAACAGCATTAATGAATTTGGATATGTAGACCCTGTTATTGTGAATAAGGATTTAACAGTAATTGGTGGACATCAGAGAATATCAGTATTAAAGACATTGGGAATTACGGAGATAGATTGTGTAGTTATTGATATTGATAAAACTAAAGAAAAGGCACTAAATATTGCTCTCAATAAAATTAGTGGGGAATGGAATAAAGAATTACTGGCTGATTTGATAAAGGATTTACAATCTTTAGATTATGATACATCCTTTACAGGTTTTGATCCGCCAGAGATTGATGCACTGTTTAATGAACTTCATCCCAAAGGTGTGAAAGAAGACGGTTTTGATGAGCCTCTGCCTGAAGCTCCAATAACAAAACAGGGAGACATTTGGATTTTAGGAAGACACCGCTTAATCTGTGGTGACAGTACAAAAATTGAAACATATGGAACTTTAATGGAGGGTAAAAAAGTAAATCTAATTGTAACAGATCCTCCATACAATGTAGCCTATGAAGGCAATGCTGGAAAAATTCAAAATGACAATATGGAAGATAAAAAGTTTTATGAATTTCTTCTTCAGGCTTATAAATGTATGTATGAAAATCTTGCTGATGGTGGCTCAATATATGTGTTTCATGCAGATAAAGAAACAGTTAATTTTAGAACAGCTTTTAAAGATTCAGGCTTCTTTTGCCACCAAACGTGTATATGGATAAAGAATTCACCAGTACTGGGACGTTGTGATTATCAATATAACCATGAACCTGTACTTGTAGGCTGGAAGCCTACTTCAGGACATAAGTTTTATGCGGATAGGAAGCAAAGGACTACATGGAATTTTGATAGACCTACAAAATCAAAATATCATCCAACAATGAAGCCAATAGCATTAGTTGCTTATCCAATTACAAATTCAAGTTTAACTAATTCTATTGTGCTGGACCCCTTTGGAGGAAGTGGATCAACGCTTATAGCCTGTGAGCAAACAGATAGGATTTGTTACACTATAGAGCTTGATGAAAAGTATGCTGACGTTATAGCCAATAGATACATTGAGCAGGTAGCTACTGATGAAGGTGTGTTTCTTATAAGGGATGGAGTTAAAACTAAATATACAGATATTTTAAAGGGAGATGAAGTAAATGATCTTCCTTAACTTTTGCCATTAAAAAGGTTATGGATTTAAATTATAAGAGTGTCTTTATAGGCGGAAAGTTGTCATTAAAATCTTTCATTTTATTTGATAGAATCTCGCATATATAACTGGCTATATACTCCTTTCAGAGGTAACATGTATACTACCAAAAGGTAATAAACACACTTTGAAAGGGGTAGAAAGCATTGAAAAGGCAAACAATTGGTGTAGAAATTGAGATGACAGGAATTACCAGACCAAAAGCAGCCGAGGTTACTGCTAATTTTCTGAGAGGAAGGATTAAGAAAACCTTTGATAATTATGATACCTACAAAATATTAACACCAGACAATAGGATTTGGAAAATAATGAGTGATGCTAGTATTCGGACAATGAGGAATGAAAAAGGCACACTTGTTTCAGCAGATACAAGTTACAGTGTTGAACTAGTAACACCGATTTTAAAGTATGATGATGACATTGAAACTTTACAAGAACTTATTAGGGAACTTAGGCAGGCAGGAGCAGTTAGTAAGAGCAGCCTTCAATGCGGAATTCACATTCACATAGGTGCAAAGAAACATACTCCAAATACCCTAAAGAATTTGGTTAACCTTATGGCTTCGAAAGAGGATTTAATTTACAAAAGCCTTGAGATTGATTTAGCAAGGGTCAGGTATTGCCAAAAAGTTAATGAGAATTTGATTGCAACCATAAATAAGAAAAAGCCAAAAACACTATCAGAGCTTGCGAATATTTGGTACAGCGATTATGGGGTTGAAAGCAGAGAAAGGCATTACCATACAAGCAGATATCATGGTCTTAACTTGCACAGCACTTTTACAAAAGAAACTATTGAATTTAGACTTTTTAACGGAACATTGCATGCAGGGAAAATTAGAAGCTACATAGTTTTCTGCCTAGCGGTAAGCCACCAGGCATTAAAACAAAAGAGTGCCAGTGCAAAACGCACCCATACTGATAATGAAAAATATACATTTAGGTGCTGGTTACTTAGACTTGGACTTATAGGAGATGAGTTTAAAAATTGCAGACAGCACCTTATGAAATCCCTTGATGGGAATTCAGCTTGGAGGAGACCCATAGCCGCTTGAAATTAAACATAAAGATGCAAAGGGGATTAAAATTCCCCTTGTGTCAAATTAAAATTTTATAAAGGAGAATGTTATAAAATGGCTAAAAAAACAAAGCTATATGGTGCATATGGCTCTAATATGAATTTGGAACAAATGAGTCATAGATGTTCTAAAGCAAAGGTTGTAGGAACAGGAATACTTGAAGGATATAAGTTAACCTTTAGGGGAAGATATAAAGGTGTTGCAAATATTGAACCTTGTAAGGATAAACAGGTACCAATTGTTTTATGGGAAATAACTGAGGATTGTGAAAAAGCACTTGATTTGTATGAGGGATTCCCTGACTTATATGTAAAGAAAGAAGTTCAGGTTAAGGTAAAAGGTAAACTTAAATTAGCCATGGTTTATATTGTGGCTAGAGAATATACCAATATGGCAGCAGCTCCTACAGAATATTATTTTAATGTAATTTCTAGAGGATACTTTGACAATGACATTGATTTAAAACCTCTGCAGATTGCCTATTCAGAATGTTTATCTGAACTAAGGGGAGGTAATCATGGATAAATTTTTTACACAGAAGACCTGTGATAGATGTGGCGGCCCTTTAGTAAAAGGCAGAATCATGTCAATGTTTAATACGGACTGCATTTGCATGGATTGCTATGAAAAAGAAAAGAAGGATAAGAATTATGATAAGGCAGTAAAGGCTGACCACGATGAAATCAAGAAAGAAAATTATAATTATAAGGGTATACGAGGCTGATATAAAAGAAAGTGATGTTAAGAGTCTACTATTTTGTAGGCTCTTTTCTTATGATAAATTTTAAAGATTGGGGGTGAAACCTATGGCACAAAGAGGAAGAAAGCCAAAGCCAACTGCAGTAAAGGAACTTGAGGGCAATCCAGGGAAAAGAGCACTTAATGAATTTGAACCAAAGCCTCAGAAGAAAGCTCCAAGATGTCCTACATGGCTGGATGCTGAAGCTAAAAAGGAATGGAGAAGAGTAGCAAAGCAGCTTGGGGAACTTGCTATATTAACAGAAGTTGATATGGCAGCTTTTGCAGGATATTGTGAAGCTTATGCACGTTGGAAAGAGGCAGAAGAATTTATATCAAAACATGGAACAATTGTAAAAACACCAAGCGGATATTGGCAGCAAGTGCCACAGGTATCTATTGCCCAAACTTATCTTAAGATTATGATTAAGTTCTGTGAGCAGTTTGGACTTACACCATCTTCAAGGAGCAGAATTGTTGCAGATAAAGGTTCTAATGATTATTTAGACCCTATGGAAATGATGCTAAGGGGCGAGGTGAAATAATGTATGATGAAGCAAAGGCACAGCACGCTGTTAATTTTATCAACTGCTTAAAGCATACAAAAGGTCAGTGGAGAGGAGTCCCTTTTGATTTACTTCTTTGGCAAGATAAAATAATCAGAGATATATTTGGTAATGTTAAAGAAAATAGCTATAGGAAGTACAATACTGCTTATATAGAAATCCCAAAGAAGAATGGAAAGAGTGAACTTGCAGCAGCAGTGGCACTACTTATGACCTGTGGTGATAATGAATGGGGAGCTGAAGTCTATGGATGTGCTTCTGATAGGCAGCAAGCATCTATAGTATTTGATGTTGCAGTTGAAATGGTGGAACAATGTCCAGCACTAAAGAAAAGAATAAAGCCTGTCATGTCAGTGAAAAGACTTGTATATAAGCCTACAAATAGTTTTTATCAGGTGCTATCAGCTGAAGCTTATACAAAGCATGGACTTAATGTCCACTCAGTTGTTTTTGATGAATTACACGCACAGCCTAATAGAGAGTTGTTTGACGTAATGACTAAAGGCTCAGGGGATGCAAGGTTGCAGCCACTATTTTTTCTTATAACTACAGCTGGCACAGATAGAAATTCTATATGCTTTGAACAGCACCAAAAGGCAATGGATATAATTGAAGGTAGAAAAATAGATCCAACCTTTTATCCAGTTATTTATGGGATAGATGATAATGCTGACTGGGGCTTAGAGAAAAATTGGTATAGAGCTAATCCATCTTTAGGTCATACAATTGATATAGAAAAGGTTAGAAACGCTTATAACAGTGCAAGAGAAAATCCTGCTGAAGAAAATATATTCCGTCAGCTGAGATTAAATCAATGGGTAAAACAATCCACTCGATGGATGCAGATGGATAAATGGGACGAGTGTGATTTTAATATAGATATAGATTCACTAAGAGGCAGAGAATGTTATGGAGGACTTGATCTTTCAAGTACTACAGACATAACTGCTTTTGTTTTAGTTTTTCCACCAAGAACATCTGATGAAAAATATATTGTACTTCCTTACTTTTGGATACCAGATGATAACCTAAAGCTAAGAGTAAGAAGAGATCATGTACCTTATGATGTGTGGGAGAAACAAAGATTTATAAAAACTACGGAAGGGAATGTGATCCACTATGGATTCATAGAAACTCTTATTGAAGAATTAGGTACAAAGTACAATATTAAAGAAATAGCTTTTGACAGATGGGGAGCAGTGCAAATGGTACAAAACCTGGAAGGTATGGGATTTACAGTAGTTCCATTCGGACAAGGATATAAGGATATGTCTCCATCTTCTAAGGAATTAATGAAGCTAATACTTGAAAAGAAAGTAGCACATGGAGGAAATCCAGTGCTTAGATGGATGATGGACAACATTTATGTTAAAACAGACCCAGCAGGAAATATTAAGCCTGATAAAGAAAAGAGCACTGAGAAAATTGATGGAGCTGTAGCTTTAATAATGGCTTTAGATAGATCAATTAGAAATCAAGGGAATTGTGGAAGTGTTTATGATGAGAGAGGGATTTTAATTCTATGAAATATATGATATTATGAATTCAGATGTTTTCTAGAAAGTATCTTAGTTATTTTTAATAGTATAGATATATGTTTATTATATATTGAAAATAATATTTATGATTGTAAAATAAATGAAATATACAATTATTAATATATTTATTATAGTAGACAAAATACAAAACGCTTTGGGAGAATCAAAATATGAAGAAAGATAGTATTATTAAAAATGAAATTAATACAAATGCGGATTCAAATTTGAAAGGCTTTGACCTACAAAAATTGAGAGCAACAGAACGTTTACTCAAGGCGTTATCAAATAACAAAAAGTGTGTTTTTTGTACTATAGAATATATTGATGATGTAATAGAAGTTGATTTTAGTAATGAACAGTCAAAGATTCAAACAGAGCAAAATAAGGATTATACGAAACCATTTTCGATGAATAGCGAAGAATTAAAAAATTCCTTAAGAATATTTTTTGATACATGGAGAAAAGTTGAAGATTCTGAAAGCATAACATTTGTATTCTATACAAATACTGGAATTGCTAAAGAAAAACGCATTGGAGTATTGAAAGATACTAGTAATGATTTACCAAATGAACCATTGATTCAGCTTTTAATAGAAGAAAAGTATGATGAGGTTTTACCTTTTGTCATCCCAATTGTAAAGGATTATTATAAAGAACAGCATAAAAGGCATTCAGAGGATAACTCTTATTATGAAATTCTTATTGAAGAAATGAAATACGAAGAGTGGAAAAAGTTTTTTAGTCTAATTGAGTGGAGATTTGGTCAGGATGATGAGAAAGAAATAAGAAATAAGATAAAAGCGTTAATTGTACAGTTATGTAAAGAATATGATGTCGATATAAAGTATAGTAGCAAAATTCTAGCTAGTATATTAGATATGATAAATTCACGTGCGTTAGAAAATGATTTCTTGAATAAGTTGGTACACGTATCGGATATTAAAGTATTATTTTATGATTTTGTAAGAGATGTAAAGGTAGAAGAAAAACTAGATCCAGTATATAGAAAATGGGATGAACTCAAATGTGAAGATGTAAGAGATTTAGGAGAAAAAATATTGGCTGTTTGTGATGACTTTGATGAAGATAGTTTATTTGAATATGAAGATGATTTTGTTGAAGGAAAATTTGAACAGCAGCATTGCACAGAAATAAAAGAGGTAAAAGCTTATAATTACCGAATTTACAAGGTTTGTAAAAAATATATTAAAAATTTACTCAAAAGCAAAGACAAGGATAATTTAGAATTTAGTGAAGATGATATTATTAAAATTATTGAAGAGTTAACAAATGAGTCAGAGCAGTCTATATTAGACAAAAGTAAAACATATAAAATGCCTTATATGGATAGAGATATGGTTTATAAAACAGTGTTGATTCTTTTTCAAGAGTGTTTTATAGCTTTAGATAGGGTAGGTGATTTAAAATGAATAGCAAAAAAAGAATGATGTTCGTTTTAGAAGAAGATTATTACTTTATTATAATAAAATTACTTACAATATTAATTGGGCTAGATTGTAAAAAGAAATCATTTACTGATTATAGGAAACTTGGATTTATTTTTGAGTTTATTAAAGCTAATGAAAACATGAACTTATTTGACAAAGTATTTAGTGGAGAAGAATTAAATTTATTTGATAATGAACGTTTGTTAAAAATATTTTGTGATTCAAATATGGATATAAGTGTTATAAAAAGAGTTCTATTTTTTTTAGAAAAACAGAATATTATTTCATTGGAGAAAAATAATAAGTTTAGCTGTATAGATGTAAGATTGTTATATAATTCTCAAATTAACAATTTATTAAATCAAGATATTTTTGATGAAGATATAAAAAATGTGAAGAAAATTCGTAAAGCTATAAACAGAGTGCGTTCAATTAAATTTGAGACTTTACAAACAAAAATTTTTGGATATGGAGGATTGCAAAATGGGAAGATTAGCTATTAGAAGAGTTATATATAATGGACAAAAATATTATTTTGAATCCCCATATTTAAATGATGGTATTATTATTTTAGAGGGAGAGAATGAACATGGTAAAAGTACGTTCATGGATCTCATATATTATGGACTTGGAGGAAAGATTTCTGGGTTTAATAAAAGTGATGCAAATGCTGACAATAAGCATAATGAAATATATAATGACATAGATAATTATATTGAACTGCAAATTGAGATAAATAATAAAATTTTTGAATTTACTAGAACTATAGGGGATAATACAATTTATATTGTTGATCCAGAAGAAAAAGTAACAGAATGTAGCATATATAGAAATTCAAATAGTGATGCTATTATTTTTTCAGATTGGATTTTAAAACAATTAGGAATTGAAGTATTCGATATTATACAGGGAACCAAGAAGTTTAAACTTAATTTTTCAGACCTAATGCGCCTTATTTATCATGATCAAAAAACAGAAGTTGATCGCATATTCAAGAATCCTGATAATGATAATTTTATAGCTGATTCTCTGGAAATACGAAAAGCTATTTTTGAAGTACTACTAGGTGAAATTTATAATGAATACTATTCATTACTTGGACAATACAAATTAAGATTTAAAGAATATGAAAAAGTAGAAGTTATAATGCAGAGCTATGATGAATTTTTAAATGAAGTGTTAGATGAGGAATTGGGTAATGTTGCTTATATTCAAAGATTAAAAAAAGAAAAAGAGGAAATGCTTCTTAAAGTTGAAAATGAACGTAATATAGTACGAAATGAAAAAAGCAATACTGGTGAAGTATTAAATGAAGTAGAAAGTCAGAAGAGAACATTATTACAATTTCAAAATGAAAAAGATAATATGATACAAGCAAAATATGCTGTTAAACAATCTATTGAGAAAATACTATACCTAATTGATGAGTCAGAAAAAGAAATTTCAGAAATAGAGAAAATTAGGTTTGTAAATAGAAAATTAAAGCTATTTTCGCCTAATACTTGTCCATATTGTTTAAGGGATGTTGAGCGAGAAAGAGGAAAATGTATTTGTGGTAGTGATATTAATGAAGAAGATTATGAAAAATTCTTTTATACAGATCAAGAGTATGTAGAAATTATAAAAGTTAAACGAAAAGCTATTCAATCATTAAGTGTTTTACTAGAAAAGAAAAATCAACGGTTGAAAACTATTCTAGATAGTGTTGATAATATTTCTGAAGCAATTAATAAAGTAAAGTTGTATATTGAAGATTTAACAAAGGATATAACAGCTGAATATAATTCTGCATATATTCGAAAATTGGATGATAGAATATATAGTTTAAATTCCGAAATATTAAAGCTTGAACAGGCTGAGGATTTGGCCAAAAAGAAAGAATCGATTATGGGTAATTTAACAACCTTGAGAAATCAAGTTGATGGATTAAGAATCAAGGTAGATAGTTGTCTTATTAATGCTAAGGAAGATATGCTGTCAAAAAAAACAGAATTTAATAAAACATATTTAGAATTAATGAAAAATGCTGATAAATATTGCTTTGATGCTTATCTTGGCGATGATTATATGCCTTATATTAACTTAAATGAATATAGAGCAAGAAGTGCATCTGTGTCAAAAAGGTTAATGTATTTTTTAACATTACTTATTTTAAGTCTTCAAAATGACTTAAATTATCCAAGATTTTTAATGATTGATACTCCTAACAAAGAGGGAATTGATAAGGAAAATTTAATAAGAAATTTAAAAGAATTATCAAAGGCATATGAATTGAGAAAAGATAAAAATATGTTATTTCAAGTGATATTAACAACGGGAATAGATATTTATCCAGAAAAATTCAAGAAATATGTTTTTCTAACTTTAGAAGGAGAAAATAGATTATTAAAAGAAAAAGTTAGCAAACAATGATAATATAGTAAAAGCATCTGTTAATTCAGGTGCTTTTTTCATGCTCATTTTTAGGAGGTAGCATTATGAAAATACCAATAATATCAAGACTTTGGGAATCTAGAGCAGGCCCTAAAAATAGCTTTTGTGGAAGCACGTACAGCTTTTTCTTTGGCAGCACCACAAGTGGAAAGACAGTAAATGAAAGAACAGCAATGCAAACTACTGCAGTCTATGCTTGTGTTAGGATACTTGCTGAAACAATAGCTTCACTTCCGCTTCATACCTATAGATATACTGAAGCTGGTAAGGAGAAGGCTTCAGACCATCAAATATATCATCTCCTTGCAGATGAACCAAATCCCGAGATGACCTCATTTGTGTTTAGAGAAACACTTATGGGTCATCTTTTATTATGGGGAAATGCATATGCCCAAATTATCAGGGATGGAAGAGGAAAGATAATAGCTTTATATCCTCTAATGCCTGATAAAATGACTGTAAATAGGGCTGATAATGGTGATATTTACTATGTTTATAACAAAGATGGACAGGAATATCCATTAAGAAGTGATGAAGTATTGCATATTCCAGGGCTTGGATTTGACGGACTTATTGGCTATTCTCCTATTGCTATGGCTAAAAATGCAATAGGTATGGCAATAGCAACGGAGGAATATGGAGCTAAATTCTTTGCAAATGGTGCAAATCCTGGTGGTGTACTTGAGCATCCGGGAGTAGTAAAAGATCCTGCAAGGGTTAGAGAAAGCTGGAATAGTGTGTATCAAGGAAGCTCTAATGCTCATAGAGTTGCAGTTTTAGAAGAGGGTATGAAGTTTCAAAGTATAGGAATTCCACCAGAGCAGGCACAGTTTTTACAAACTAGGAAGTTTCAAATAAATGAAATAGCAAGGATATTTAGAATTCCACCTCATATGATAGGAGATCTTGATAAATCAAGTTTTTCTAATATTGAGCAGCAGTCACTGGAATTTGTAATGTATACCCTCGATCCTTGGGTAGTCAGATGGGAACAAGCAATTAAAAGAGCTTTGTTTACTGAAAGTGAAAAGAAACAGTATTTTGTTAAGTTTAATGTAGATGGACTGCTTAGAGGTGACTACCAAAGTAGAATGAATGGTTATGCCATAGGAAGGCAAAATGGTTGGTTATCAAGTAATGACATAAGAGAACTTGAAAATCTCAATAAAATACCAGAGGAGCTTGGTGGAGATTTGTATTTAATTAATGGGAACATGACAAAGTTAGCTGATGCAGGGGCATTCGCTAATAAGAATAGTACAGGATTGGGGGAGGAAAAGTGAGCAAGAAGTTTTGGAATTGGGTAAAGAATGAAGATGGAAGGACTCTTTATTTTGATGGATATATTGCAGAGGACAGTTGGTTTGATGATGACATTACTCCTAAAAAGTTTAAGTCTGAACTTACAGCATCTGAAGGGGATATATCAGTGTGGCTTAATTCACCAGGGGGTGATGTTTTTGCTGCAAGTCAAATTTATACAATGTTAAAGGAATACAAAGGCAAAGTCACAGTGAAAATTGATGGCATAGCAGCTAGTGCTGCATCAGTTATTGCTATGGCGGGAAGTGAAATATTAATGTCACCTGTGGCAATGATGATGATTCATAATCCATCTACAGTTATTTTTGGAGAAGAATCTGATTTTCAAAGTGGAATTGATATGCTGTCAGAGGTAAAGGAAAGTATAATCAATGCTTATGAGCAAAAGACAGGACTTACTAGAAATAAGATATCAAAAATGATGGATTCTGAAACTTGGTTTAGTGCTAAAAAAGCAGTAGAACTTGGTTTTGCAGATAAAGTTTTATATGAGGATACTGATACTGAGGAAGAAACAACTGATGGCTTTATCTTTGATAAAGTAACTGTAACTAATGCCTTAATGAGAAAGATACCTAAGGTAGAACAAACACAGCATACAACAGAAATAGGCACACCGTATGAGCAATTACTTAAAAGGCTTGATCTTTTAAAATATTAGATTTGGGGGAATATACATGAATAAAATATTAGAACTTAGAGAAAAAAGAGCTAAACTATGGGACAGTACAAAGGCTTTCCTAGATAGCAAGAGAAATGAAAATGGATTATTATCAGCTGAGGATACTGCAACTTATGAAAAAATGGAAGCTGATGTAGTAAACTTAGGAAAAGAAATAGATAGACTTGAAAGACAAGCCACTCTTGAGTTAGAACTTTCAAAGGCAACTTCTAGTGCAATTAAAAATAATCCTAAGGGAAGTATTGCTGAAGAAAAAACAGGACGAGCATCAAATGAATATAAGGATTTTTTCTGGAAGGCTATGAGAAATAAAAATAGCTTTGATGTGCATAATGCTCTGCAGGTTGGAACTGATAGTGAAGGTGGTTTCCTTGCACCAGACGAGTTTGAAAAAACATTAATTGAGTCTCTTGAAGAACAAAATATATTCAGGCAGCTTGCAAATATAATAACTACATCTTCAGGAGACAAGAAAATTCCTGTGGTTGCAACTAAAGGAACTGCATCCTGGGTGGATGAAGAGGGTGCTATTCCTGAATCAGATGATGCATTCTCTCAAGTATCAATTGGAGCATATAAATTAGCCACTATGATTAAGGTTTCTGAGGAACTTCTTAATGATAGTGTTTTTAATTTGGAGAGTTATATAGCAAAAGAATTTGCAAGAAGAATTGGTGCAAAGGAAGAAGAAGCCTTCTTTATTGGTGATGGTACAGGAAAGCCAACAGGAATATTTAATGCAACTAGTGGAGCAGAACTTGGAGTTACAACGGCAAGTGCTACAACTATTACATTTGATGAGATTATGGATTTATTCTATTCACTTAAATCTCCATATAGAAAGAACTCTGTGTTTTTAATGAATGATGCTACCGTTAAGGCTATAAGAAAATTAAAGGATGGCAGCGGTCAGTATTTATGGCAGCCATCTGTTACAGCAGGACAACCAGATACTATCTTAAATAGGCCAGTAAAAACTTCTGCTTATGCACCTACACTGGGATCTAGTGCAAAGACTATAGCCTTTGGTGATCTTAGCTACTATTGGGTAGCTGATAGACAAGGTAGATCCTTTCAAAGATTAAATGAACTATATGCAGCAACAGGGCAGGTGGGTTTTAAAGCAACACAAAGAGTTGATGGAAAACTAATACTTCCTGAAACTATTAAAGTTTTACAGATGAAAGCGTAGGTGGTGGAATATGAGTAACGTAAAAAATTATGCAGAGCAAGGTGGAGATAAATGGGTTGTAAGCGGCATACTAGAAGTTACTGCTGAGGGTCAAATTAAAATTAATGGTACACCACTGACTAGGGCAACTACACAAGCTGACAGCACTGCTGCAGATATAACAGCACTTAAAGATGATTTTAATGCTCTGCTTACAAAACTTAAAAATGCAGGAATTATGGCAACAAATTAATCAGAAGAATAAATTGGAGGTGAGTGTATGATTATTTCACTTGAAGAAGCTAAATTATATTTAAGAGTTGATGGTAATGAGGAAGATACACTCATCACTAATTTT